TCTCAGCCGCCGGCAGCGGTGTGATGGCAGAATAGCCCTGCATCTGGACAGCGGTATTCAGTTTCATCTGCAAGTCGTCAATATTGATTCGGCTCATCAGGTCGTCAAGAGCCTGATTGATGTCACTGGCAGTTTCTGAAACAGAGCCGTCCATGCCCACAGAAACACCCGGAAGCAGGAATTTTCCGATTTCGTCACGGAACAGCTTCGACGGCGAATGAATGCCGAAAAAATTCTTGAATCCGTCTGTAATCGAATCTCCGACACTCTGGATCGTATCCCAGACAACAGAAAGCCCGGCGACAAGTCCGTCTGCAAGTCCTCTCAGAATATTGATGCCGAGTTCGCCCCAGTCCGTTGACGTAATCATATCCCAGATAGCATTGATAATCTTCGGGACAGCCGCAATCAAATCCGGAAAAGTCCGGATAATGCCGTCAATCAGCGAAAGCAGGATTTCAATGCCTGCTTTCAGGATTTTGTCATAGTTCTGACTGACAAACTCTATCAGCGTCTGGATTATCTGAATTGCTGCACTCTGCAATTTCGGCAGAGCGTCCAGAATTCCGGAAATCACGGAAAGTACAATTTTAATTGCTGATTCCAGCAGTTTCGGCAGATTAGAAATCAGACCATCAGCTACTGCCAGAATGATTTTCAGAGCGGCATTTAGAATCAAATCCAGATTGTCAATAATCATCTCCACAAGCATCAGAATCAGATTCACTGCCGCATCAGCGAGCAGAGCCGCATTCTGAATCAGCATATCTGCCAGCATGAACAGAATTTCGATTGCTGCTGTGATGAGTTCCGGAAGGCTTTCCAGAATCATTTCCACAAGTGTAAAAATCAGACGAACAGCTGCATCAGCCAGCAGAACAGCATTTTCAATCAGTGCAGAAACAAGTGTTTCCAGAATCTGCATACCGATTTCTGCGATCATAGGAATCAGCTTCATCAGAATTTTTGTCCATGTCTGCTGTATTCTGCCGACAAAGTTCAGAAGTTCAGGAATGGCAGAAAACAAGCCATTTACGAGCGATTCCATCAGATTTCTGCCGATGGGTATCAGCATGGAACTGAGCTTGTCGATTGCCGGAAGAACTGTCTGAAACGCCCGTGAAATTCCTGCAAATGCATCAGGCAGAGCATCAAAAATACTCTGGAATACAGCTTCTGCCGCCTGTGCGAATATCGGAGCGGCGGTCATCAGTCTGCCGACAAGTGCCAATAATAACCCGGAAAATGCTTCCGCCGGATTCAGGGAAAGCATGGCATCGGTCAGACCCTGAAAGAAATTCATGCCTGCCGAAACCAAATCCGGAATGGAAACGATTATCTGCCGGATAATCTGAGAAAGAACATCTGCAAGGGCTGTCAGGAGTTTCGGGGCGAGTTCCGTGACAGCATCAGCCGCCTGAAAGAACATTTCCGAAAACGCTGAAAATATCGCAGGCGTATTCTGAACAATGGCAAGCAGCATCTGTCCGAGAACGCTGCCTAAAGCATTCACAATCACCGGAAGCATGGAAGAAAGCTGTTTTGTCACCCATGAAATCAGTGCGGAAACAGAATTCTGCATCTGTTCTCCGGCATCTTCCACACCGGAAGCGACAGCAAACAGCGCCTTGACAAGATTGTTCAGCTCAGGAGCGACATCACTGGTAACAGACTGCACCAGTTTCCGGAGCGGTTCGTTAATGCCTTCATAGATGCTATTTTTCACAGCATCAAGGGCAGATTCCAGATAAGTCAGGTCGCCTGCCAGATTGTCATTGAGTGTCTTTGACATTTCATCAGCCGCACCCTCACACTGAGAAATTCCGGCTTCTAATTGACGGACGCTTTCCGTTCCGGCATTGAGAACCAGATTCATGCCCTTGATGGAATCCGCTGTGAATACGGCTGACAGAGCGGCGGAGCGTTCAGTTTCGCCCATGCCGTCAACCGCCTTTTCGACATCTGCCATGATGTCAATCATATCACGATAATTTCCGTTTGCATCAGAAATGGCGATAGATGTGCCGTTGATGGAAATCGCACCGTCCTGCATTCTGTTATTGATGTCACGCATAACAGCAGTCAGAACCGTGCCGGATTCCGCACCTTTCAGGCCCTGATTCGCCATTGTGCCGAGCAGAGCCGTGACCGTATCCATCTGCTGACCGGCGGCGTTCATGTTTGCCGCACAGTTCTTGAAGGCTTCTCCGAGCTGTGCGACATTCGTATTGGAATTCGCCTGTGCATAGGCGAGTTTATCGCTGAATTCAGCAGCGGTCAGAGCTTTGCCCGTGTAATCGCTGACGGATTTCGAGAATGCGGACATATAGTCCGTCACCATATCCGAAGCGGCGGCAAGTTCCATTCCTGACGCTGCTGCCAGACTGAGAACACCGGGCAGAGCGTCAACCGATTTTTCAGCGTCCCAGTTTGCGAGTGCCATAAATCCCAGAGCATCGGCACACTGAGCCATTGTGAACTGTGTGCTTGCACCGAAATCTTCCGATGCCTGTTTCAGCAAAGCGATGTCGTCAGCAGTCGCACCGGCGGCAAGCTGCAATGCCGAAACGTTGCTCATGCTGTTTTCAAATGCCTTGCCGGTTTCCATTGCAGAATCGACAACGCCTGAAAGTGATGAAATTGCCTTTTTTCCCAAATCGGCAAGAATATCGCCGAAGGCAATTGTGCTTGCCTTTACTTTGTCCGGCAGTTCTGCAACGGCATCATCAAACCCCGAAGAATTGCCGTTAATGTCTATTTCGATACTTCCGTCTGTCACTGTGTTCACCTGCCTTTCACTGGTTTCAGAAAACATTTGACAAATTCCAGAATATATGCTAAAATAGAATTGGAATTATCCAAAGAAATCTCCTGTCTGCAAGGCGTTTAATTTTTCGTGCGGAATCCTGATTTGTTCCTGAATTTTTCGGATTCGTTTCCGTTCTGCCTTATCTCTGACGGTTGAAAGATTCACTGCCCGGTAACTCATACGCTGTTTAATCGGCATGTCTTCCGGCAGGGCATCGAACAGGTTTAGAAACAGATGCCAATGCATCTCCTGTACTTTCAGCAGGTCTATCTGATAGGCGGACAAAAACGCCGAATAGATATATGCCGCATCATAGCTCCATGACAGGATTTTACTTGTCGATTTTACCGGATTCTGCTTTGAGTTCTGCACGGCTTTTTCGTCCCTGACGGCGAAGGCAATCAGGGCGTTCAGGGCTTCTTCCGCATATTCGAGCGGTGGAATTTCCTTGTACCACCGGAACATCAGCAGAATCTTATTACGCTGAGAAATCTTTGCATCTTCCTGCAAATCGAAGAATTTCAGCCAGTCACGGAAATTCGTGTAAATCTGATAAGAACTGCCTGCAACAGTCACGCTGTCCGGCAGTTCTTCGTAGAACAGATTCATTTCTTGGCTCTGCCTTTCGTTTCTTTTTCAGGCAGATACTTCTTTTCGATTTCGTCAATCTCATCTCTCATTGTGCTTGTTTGCATTCCGACAAATCCAAGAAAACTTGCATAGACGGCGTTATATCTGCGAATACTTTCCGGAATGCCGTCAAAAATCTTTTCGGCAGTGCCTTCTCCGAAGATGCTGTCATAGAGCTTTCTCTGTGCCTTGCAGTAAGCACGGATAAATGTGCTTGTGGCAATGCCGGAAGGCTTTACTTTCGGAATATCTTTCCGCAAATTTTCCAGAGCTGTTTCATAGCGTTCGGAAGATTCTGCTTCTGTGATGTCGAATTCCAGCTCCTGATTATTGATGTGCCAGACAGTCAGCGTATCCATGAAAATTCTCCTTTCTTATCAGCTGATATTGATTGTGTAAGTCGATGTCGAATCGCTTCCCGTGCCGCCGTTATCAACGATGACATAGATTTTATCACCGCTTGAAACGTCTGCACAGGTCACAGATTTTCCGTTTGCACGGGTTGTTACGCCGTTATACAGCACACTGACATTGCAGCTGTCGGACTGCGGCGATGCCAGAACAAAAATGTTGCCTGATGCAGAAATACCGTAAGTCTTCGTATTGCTGCTGAATGCCGGAGAAAGTGCGATGCTTCCGCCCGTGTTGGTGACGGAAAGACTTGCCAGAAGCGGTGAGTTTTCTTCTCCCGGAACAAGAACCGTCTGAAAATTATCCGAAGTCGTGACGGTGACTTCCTCAACTTCGCCCCTTGCCTTGAAAGTGCCGGAATAGGTCATGCAGTCTGTCGTATTGCCGTCAGAATCCGGAACGACCGTATAATCACGGAGCTTGCCTTTTGCTTTCCACATTGTCCCGGAAACATGTTCGGCAGTTGTCATATCGACCTGAATAATGGAGCGTACAGCGTCCTGACCGATTTTTTCATCTTCGTGGATTGCGACAATATCGTCAATTACCTTGTTGCCGTCGTATCTGTCGAGGGCGTATGCTGTCGAAGTCGCATAGCCGGTCGTATCGGTGCGTTCCGTTTCTTCGTCTACATACTGACGGCTGTATTCTTTTGCGTTCTTGCTTGTGGACATATCCGTAAAGCCTTCCATTCTGGTATATGCCGTATCTTCCGGCACTTTGTAGAATGCAAGTTTTCCGGTACGCATCACAAGTTCTGAATTGCTCAGATTCTTACCCATTGAAATACCTCCTGTCCTGATAATAAATCAGGTTTAATTGTATCTGATACCTTGCAGTATTGTCTTCCGCATCATAGACATAGCCGCTAGAAAGAACTTCAATTCCGTAAGGCGTGCGGTAATCGCCCAAATCCGGAAAAATTTTCTGACAGCTGTTCCGTTCGAGCCATTCGGAAAACTGTTCGTAAAATCCGGAATTGGAAAGATTTTCAAGTACCTGTTCCCCGTATTTTTCACGGCTTGCAAATACGAACTGGAACTGTCTTCTGCTGCCGCCGTCGGTGTATTTTTTAATTATCGGATTGTGCGGAATCGTGTCAATCGTATATCCGACTTCTGCACCGAGTTTGTCAACACCCAGAATCACGCCGTTTTTCAGCAGAGGACAGGTCATGATATATTCGCGGACTGCCTGAATCAGTGTCATGGCTTCTCCTTTCCGACAGCGATATATTTTGCATTGCTGAGAATATATTTGCGGTTATCGAGCCATGCACGCTTCGCCCATAATTTTCCGCGGAGACCTCTCGATTTGCCGTATTCCCACTGATTTTTGGCATACGGCGTTTTCCAGATAAGCCGCCCCTGTTCCGGAACAGAATGTGCAATTCCGGAATCACGGAGCATACCTGTCCGGAACGGCACATACGGGTCACATTTTTTCAGCAGTTCATCAGCGACATATGTGACGGCTTTCTTTCTGAATTCCGGTGATTTCGCCTGAATGCCGGAAAGATTAGCTTTCACTTTGAATTTCGTCATACCGCTGTCACCTCAATATGCTGTACACTTTTTGAGCCGTACAGGAATTTTTTCACATTTGTGACTGTGAAGTGTTCTTCATTCGGAATCGTTTCCGTGCAGATGCCGCAGACAAGCAAATCGCCCCGTTTCGGAAGATAATCCGACAGAGAACCGGCAGGTATCACGCACAGCACGGAATCTTCCGGCGGACTGGATTTGCCGCCGTTTTTTTCACCTGTCTGCTTCTGCCAGTAAATATCCGGAATCAGATGCCGGATATATGCTTCCATACGGGTTTCGCTGTCAACAGTTTTTTCGTAGACAGTGCAGAAATCCTGATTGGTGTACATCAGTCATTCCCCCTGTAAAGCAGTCCGGACGTGCCTAAATACTTCATGCAGATGCTTTGCAGATAGTCTTCCAGTCCGGCAGTTTCACCATTCAGAAGTGCTGACAGAGTACCGGAAACACTGCCGTAGGAAACACTGTAGGCTCCGATGGTTTCCTGTGTTTTCGGTCTGACGGAATCTGCATCAGCATCGGTATCTTTTTCAGGCTGATACAGGTGAATTGCTTCGGCAGCTGCACAGCAGCACTTTCTGACTTTGGTTTCATATTCAGCCGGAATCCCGGTACAGAGCCTGTCAAATGTCACCATGTCCATGTATTCGGAAGCACGTTCCGCCGCCTGACGGAACGTACCTGAGTCCCTGATTACTGTTCCGAAAAAACTTTCCTGATAGAATTCAAAATCAGCGTATGCCATTTATACGCCCTTCTCTTTTTCCGGCGGTTTTTCCTGTTTCACAGACTTTTTCTTCGGCTCGTCCGGAAATGTCAGTCCGATAGTTTTCACAGAATCACCCCCGAATCAGGTTCCGGCGACAGAAACATAAATATATTTCTGCTTGTTGTCGTAAACGTCCGTAATGCCGTAAGCACGGTAGAAGAATGCCCAGGCATCGGCATTCTGATTTTCCTGAGGGCTGATGACCTTCGTCACTCTGTGCTTGGTGAACTGAATGGGAGCCTGTTTCTGAATAATCATGAAATTCAGATTCTTTCCGGTACTTGCTTTCTGATAGCCGCCGATAGTTTCATCAGTTGTGCCGTTATTTTTGCCGGACAGCAGGTCGATTGCGGAATAGAATCTCGTCTGCGGAATTTTGTTGATTTTCGCAAATCTGTTCAGCATTTCTTTGGATTTATAGCTTTCCAGAGCTTCTACATAATTCCAGAGCGTCGGTGTGATGAATAAATATCTGCCCTCGTAGGGAACTTCTGCTTCGTCCAGAACGGTATTGGCAGCAGTAATCGCACCGAGAATACCGTCAGCAGTACTGTAAGTTTGATTTGTGACTTTCGTGCCGGCTTTGGCAGCATAGCTTGCGAAACGCCATGCATCGAGTTCGGGAACAACTTTGGTTCTGATGAATTCAGAAGAAAGCATACCGAACGAAATACCGGCGGTTTCTTCATTGTCCATCGCATCGACATTGAATTTTCTGCCGCGGTCATAATTGAATTCCTTCGTTTCCCAGGTGAGATTTTCCGCACCGGAAACATAGCCGTCATTTCTGGAATAGTCACCCAGACCGTCAAGTGTCATTTTTGGGAACAGAATGGAATGTGCATCATTGCCCTGCTGAATCTGCTCCGGCGTGGCTTCGAGGTCGCTGGTTAAGGTTGCCTGCTTGTAGACTTCATCAAGCAGGGCGATATATTTACTGATGAGTGCGATACTATTCGCCATAGGAATCTCCTTTCAAATCTTCCGGAAGTTCCAGCATACCATAAGCTTTTTTCACTTTACGCTGGACTGTCCGGATATCACAATACATTTCTCTTGCCGTTTCTTCGTTGGTCATGCCGCAGAGAAACCGCTTTGTCAGAAGTGTCCGGAATGTGGTATCTTCTATTTTCTGAATGGCTTGGCTGATAATTTCCCGGTCTTTTACCAGCTTCCGGATACATTCTACAATTTCCTGTCTGATTTCAGCAGTTTTCTTCCGGACTTCTTCTGCATCAGATTCATTCATATACAGTTCTGCTTCTTTCAGAAGCCAGTCCTGCCTTTTGAGCTGCTGTTCCAGAGCAGTTATCATCTCTTCTGATTT